AATTTTGTAGCGGTCATCCGACATTTTGGTCATGTCGGGGGGTTCGTTGCAAAACACCACCACATGTGGAGTTTTGCGGAGGATTTTCGTAGTTGAATTATACTTAGGAGAAAAAACCATTCGGTCCTTCAACTGCTCCAGTATAGTGTATTGGAGAAAATCCATTGCACCTCTAGGAATGTTAAAAAAGAATACGTTCTTCGTGGGATCAATAGCATGAGCAATATCATCACGTTTTGCACTACTTAACACTTGGCACTGTTCCGGTTTCTGTGTCATAAAATAACGTATAAACCACGTTTTACCCTTACCTCCTGCCTCATCTATATAGAAGAGGATTTCTCGGTCATTCGGATCTTGTTCCAAGAAGTTCCAGAGTTCTTGTTGCCACTGATACATAGTACCGTCTTCAAGCTGCGCAAACGGACAGGTATGTTCAACCAACCGACCAAGGGCCTGACCATAACGACAGAAAAGGGCCGGGTACTCTCGTGCGATGACTCGTTCTCCCGGAGAATGTCCGTGTTCCTCATAGTATTCGTTGACCCATGCGACGAAGGCGTCGAACTGGTTCGCTGTGCCCACGGCATCTGTCGGAAGGGTTCCGTACTCACGGTAATCACCGTCTTTTTTACAGTACTGCGACGCTTGTAAATGCGATCCACGCGCGATTTCGGCGTGAACCCTGGCGGAGAGGTGAGATTTGACAGTCGTGAGACGGATTCGGGATTTTGCAACAAAGTACCCTTGCAAATGGCGAGTTCCCGACGCTGCGATCTCAAAACCAAAGACAATATAATCGAAACGATCAGAAGTATACAAATTTGAAATTTGCTCGATAACTTCATCGCTCGGATTATTGAGCGTCCAACACCAACGACGTGATTGAGGTGCAACCGGCATGTTGTGTGCGGTGTGCGGGGATGAGCTGGGTAATACTTACCAGCTCCTCTCACAATTTATGATGGTATACAAGCGTAAATTCTCCCGCAAAACTTCGCGCCGGACGCGCCGTCCTAAAAAGAAATTTAGCGGCGCACCCAAAAAAGTGCCGCGCGCAATCAAAAATTACGTGGATTCGAAAATCAAAAAAAATGTCAATCATCAAATGTTTCCCTCGCAAATTGATTACAATGTCCTCAATGTCTTCAACGAATTTCAATTCGGGCGCGATATCTCAAAAGGAACGAATAAATTCAACCGCATTGGCGATAAAATACTTCTGACTGGCTTGCGTGTCGAATACGAGATCCAACATACAAATCCATTAGGTGTACAAACGGCGCCAATATATTTCAAGATGTACTTAGTACAGTCCCGACAAACATTTTCCACTAGCAGTTATTGGTTTAGAAACAATACTGATAACGATGTACTATCGTTCGCAACACAAGCAACAAATAGGCCCGCTGGTCTTTTAACCGCGAAATTAAATACGCGTGATATAAAAATACATGGAAGTAAAACAATGCGAGTTGTGCCCAGGAACACAAATCTTACGGGCTCTTATGGCCGGTATGGCAAGACGTACTTCAAGATGAAGACGCCCACCACGGTCTCTTTCGACAATCCAGGGGATACAACTCCGTATCCGGTTAATGATATTCATCCAAATATATCGTTTGTCTTCTTACCTATCTACGCAGACTTCATTGCTGGTGAAACAGAACCTACGTTCAACGCAAAAATTACATTGAAGTGGTACTTCACAGAGTAGTCGAGAGAGTCCCCAACCACCACCCTGACGAACCTAAAAGTTACGCTGACGCGACAAAGACAGAGACGGGGACCGCCGGGGGCGGAGAAAAGAGCCGCCGGGGGCGGCAGACCCATAGGTTATGAGTCCACAATTAGTATTTCCATGTTAAAATTTAAAGTTTCATTCTTCTAACCCTAAAATTAATAATGTAATGGGCTCCCTTCGGGAAATTAGTCCCTATCCGCCGGGAGGCGGGGACCAATTCAGACCGACGCAAAGTTGACAATTTTGTAGCGGTCATCCGACATTTTGGTCATGTCGGGGGGTTCGTTGCAAAACACCACCACATGTGGAGTTTTGCGGAGGATTTTCGTAGTTGAATT